CGCAAACTTCTATTATAAAATAGTTAAGTAGTATTCTTTGGGTATCTATTTGATAAATATCAATCTCTTTTATATTTACTAAGGCTTTTAACAGAATACCTTCTATATCAACTATTAAGACGTTGTTATATATAACGCTTTTTTGGTCTTCCGACGCGTAAATTGATGATTCCATTATAATACTCATCTTTTAACAATACCTCTTTTTCGAACTGTATTTTAGCTTCGCTATAAGCTAAATCAAATTTTGAATAACACCATTTAATAATTTGAAATTTAAATTGCTCCTTACCAAAATTAACTATATCTTCATTCAATTCCCGTGAAGAAGAAGTGTAAGTACGCCAATCTGTCTCTTTTTCCTCTATTCTTTTATTCTTTTTACCCTTTAACGGCTTTCTTTTTAGTAAAGTTAAGCATTGCTTTTTACCTATATATTTTTTTGAGTTAACAGTACATGTTATTTCGTATATAAACCCGTAAGGCTTATTATTAGATTCTAATATCAAATCTGTACTCCAGTGACCTAAATCCATTACTTTTTCTTTTTGCGGCGAGATTTTATTTTTATTGCTTTACCACGAGTTTGAATAACTTTACTACCTTTTGCTACTCGTAACTCGTTAGGCGCGTATACCGCATCACTACTATTAATTGAATCTGCTTGAGGATTAAACCCAGAAGTTCCTCCTAAAGCACTACCAGCTGTAACATCCTCATATAATTTATTAAAGAATTCTTTAAATGTTACAGTTGATTTCATTGTAATAAGTATTTATAATAATTCTGTGGAATTGCTAAAGAGATATAAAGAAGAAATAGGTAATGATTTAATTATTAATGATTTTAATATTAAAGACGTACAGCTTAAATTACCTTCCCGTAAACATTTCTGGGTAGCTCGCTTAATTGATGCGAAAATTGAACATGGTAGATTACTTAAAAAACGCAAACTCCTCAAAACTGCCTTAGTTAAAAAAATTATGCAAGAATCTCCCGTAAAACTTACGGTAACTACAGCAGAATCAGCAGCAGACTCTACTGATGAAATACAAACTATTAACGATTCTATAAAAGAGTATGACTACATTATTGAATATTTAGAGAAAGTAGAAAAAATAATGTCGAGCATGCACTGGGAAATTAAAAATATAGTAGAACTTAACCGTTTAGAACAGCTTTGATAGAATTTAATTATAATAAAAACACTAACAAATTATTGTTTAAGTGTGAACCAGAACTTTTTAATGCTGTTAGAGAGTTTTTTTCAGTAGAAAATCCTAATGCTAAGTTTCTTAGGAAACGAAATAAATTTATACCTTTAAGAAAGTATGCCATTACACCTACTGGTCAGTGTGATCTAGGTCTTTTTTGGGAAATTCGTAGATATTTAATAGATAAGCAAATACCTACTGCTGTAAACATTAGTGAAGATCTAACGCGAATCTTTACACCTGTTAATACTGATAATATTTTCACTAATTTCTCTCATACATTGCGTGATTATCAGTTAGAAGTTATTGAAAAAGCTATTAAAACTGGTACAGGTACTTGCGTTCTTGGTACAGGAGCTGGTAAGACATTAACTACAGCAGCTCTAATAGAAAACTTCTTCAGAAGCTCTAAAAATAAAGACACATTTAAATGTTTAGTGATAGTTCCTGATTTAGGATTAGTTTCTCAGACCTATAATGAGTTTATAGACTGTGGCACTTCTTTTAAAATATCGAAATGGACTGGAAGCAATAAATGCGATTATACTGCTAATGTTATAATATGTAATATTGGAATACTGCAGAGTCAATTTACTGAAAATGACTGGGTAAGATTTATAGATCTATTAATAGTAGATGAATGTCATAAAATAAAATCAGATAATAAGATTAGTAAAATTATAGGTAAAATAAAAACATATCATAGGTATGGGTTTACTGGAACACTCCCCGAGGATCAATTTGATAAATGGTCTATTATTGGAAAACTAGGTCCAGTTATATACGAAAAAAGCAGTTATAATTTAAGAATAGAAAAATTTCTAACTAGTGTTGAAGTAAAGGTGCTTAATTTATCTTATAATGAATCTGTACCTAAACTTACAGATAATGATTATAGAAATGAATTAGAGTTTATATATAGTAATAATAAGAGAAATACTTTTATTACTTCACTATGTCTTAAACTACAAAGCAATACTCTTATATTAGTTAATCACATAGCGCACGGTGAGTCTCTATTGTCATATTTTGAAACACTTAACACTAATTCACATAAAGTGTTTTTTATAAGAGGAGATGTAGAGGTAGAAGAAAGAGATCGTATTAAAAAAATTATGGAGAGTAATAACAATATTATCTGTATTGCTATAAGCGCCATTTTTAGCACTGGCGTCAATATTAAAAATCTACATAATATCGTTTTTGCAGCAGGTGGCAAGTCTTTTATTCGTACAGTTCAGTCTATAGGACGTGGATTACGGTTGCATGAAGGTAAAGAGAAATTATTAATATTAGACCTATGTGATAATTTACACTATGGTAATAAGCATAGCGATAAGAGAAAACAAATTTATACCAAAGAACAGATAAAATTTATAGATAAACAAATTAAACTGTATTGATTATTATAAACTTTTATATACAATACGGTTATGTCGAAAGAAAATTATTACGTAGACCCTGAAGAATTTAAAACATCGTTAAAAGCGTATTATGATTCTGACGTCATGACAGATGACTTAGCAGAAATTATTAAAAAAATAGCTTACGGTCTAAGTTATAACGGTTCTTTTATCAACTACACATATAAGGATGATATGATAGGAGACGCTCTCATTAAAATGTATTCTGCACTAAAAAATAAAAAGTACAATTTCGACGCCGCTTCAAATCCTTTCTCATACTTTACAACAATTGCTTTTCACGCATTTATTAATCGAATTAAGAAGGAAAAAAGACATCACGAAGCAGTTAAAAATTATAGAGAAAAAATGTATGAAGATATTATGACCGATCCGGAAATGTGTAATGGGTTGATTTACGTTAAACCCACTTCAGACTACGATGGGTATGGTGAGGATCAATAAACCGAAAGTCTGTGTAATTTCAGATCTACACTTAGGTGTTCATACTAATAGTGCAGTATGGCATGAAATTGCAATTAATTGGGCTAATTGGCTAGCAAAAGAATTAAGCCGTAAAAATATAAAAGATATTATATTTTGCGGGGACTGGCATCATAATAGAAGCGAGATATCCGTTAATACGCTGCAAGTCTCAGCTGATATTTTAGATATATTAAAAGACTTTAATATTATTGCGATTACTGGTAATCATGATTTGTATTATAAGCATAGAACTGATGTCAACTCGCTATCAATTTATAAAGGTAGAAAAAATATTACTATTTTTGATAACCCATATACCCTTGAAGCGTTTGACCGTACTATAACACTTTGCCCTTGGAATACTAATCCAGCTGATATTCCAAATAGTGATATTATTTTCGGTCATTTTGAAATCGAAACGTTTAAGATGAACTCGTATAAGGTATGTGAAGAAGGGATCAAAATAAAAGATCTACTACAAAAAGCTTCTATAATTATATCAGGTCATTTTCATACAAGACACGAAAAAACTTTTGGTTCGGGAACTATTTTATATTGTGGTAATCCCTTTCAAATGGACTTTGGAGATCTAGATAATACGAAGGGTTATTATATTCTAGACTTAGATACACTAGAATATGAATTTAACGAAAATGTAATATCTCCACAATATAAAAAAATACATCTAAGTGAATTAGTTCAGCTTGGAACTATTGACTCTAGTGTTCGAGCAATTTTTACAAATAACATTGTAAAACTGAAAATCGATAAAAACATAACACAAGAAGATATCGATGTATTAATAAACAAATTAACACAACTAAAACCTCTTAATCTTACCTTAGACTATGATATTAACTTTAATAAAATAGGTGCAGAGCGGCTGGAAAAGGACCTATCAGGTATCGATATTCCAGCCGCTATTGAAGAATTTGTTAACTTGTTAGATACCCAAAACAAAAAGGAAATTCTGAGTTATACTCTTGAACTCTATAATAAATGTATAGCATGAAGACTGTTAATTTTAAGCGAATTGCAATTCAAAATTTTCTTTCTGTAGGTGAAGAGCCTGTTGTTGTTGAGTTTAAAGAAGGACTGCATATCCTTACCGGCAATAACAAAGATAAACCTGAGAGAAAAAATGCCGTTGGTAAGTCAACAGTAGCCGATGCTATATATTTTTCTATTTTCGGCGAAACGCTTCGCGAGATTAAAAAGGATTTAATTATTAACAATATAACTGGTGGTAAAACACACGTTGAATTAGATTTCGATATAAATTCATCTCACGGTAATAATACATTTAAAGTTGTT